TAGCGGAAGCGCAGCGAATCCACGTCGAGGAAATACGTGGTGTTGCTCGGCATGTTCGACCCGATGCCGCCATCCTGCACGATTTCGGCAGAGCGACCGGCGCCGAAATACTTGAGCGACTGGAAGCCCAGCTTGCCCAGGTTGGTTTCGTCGTTGATGCGCTGGATCAGCACGGTGGCGGCGTCGTATGCCGCATAGTGCTCAGCCGATGCAAGGAGCAGGCTCGGGCCACGCTTGGAGCGCGAACGCTGGGTCATGATCTGGTTGTAGAACGGGCGAACGGTGGTCGAGGTGACCTGCGTGCCGATCGCGGTGTTCATGGTCTGCGCATCGAAAATCGACGTGCGCCAGATGGCGTTGGCGCCGCGGTCGATGCCGCCATAGGTGCCAGAGTTCACAACGGTCGGGACAGCCAGGCGAAGGCCGCCGAGTTCCTTGCCGCCGAAACGGGTGCCGTCACCATGCAGGGAGACATCGACCTCGTCCTCGAGTTCGTTCTCGGCCGCCATGATGTGGGCTTCCATGATGTCCATGAGCTGGTTCTCGCCGGAGTTGGTGAGGATTTCTTCATTGGACAGCGAGACGCCGATCGCGAGCATCTTGGGGCGATATTCGGCGTCGTTGAACAGCTCGGCCGGCGTGTTGGCCAGGAAGTCGAAGCCGTTATACCAGACGGCGTTGCCGCTCTTGGCGTAGAGCAGGCGCTCGCGGATGATTGGGCCGCTGAACGGCTTCCACAGCCCTTTGCGCTTCATCACCGCCAGCAGGGCGTTGGAGTTGGACACTAGGTCCTGATAGCCGCTGGAACGATCTTCGAGCGCCAGCGACAGGATTTCCTGATTTTTCTCGACTGCGGTCAAGGACATGATTGTCCTCTCCTTTGGGGCTAGGGGTCACCCCAAGACCGCACTGGTGGCCTTTCGGATAGACGCCCGGATGTCGGTGGAGGGCTTTTTGACGGCTGGTTCTGAGCCAGCGCCGGGAGCGCCTGTGATGGATTTGGTGCCCTTATCGCCGGTCTGAGCGGTGACATCCGGGGCGGGAGGAACGACCTTTTCAGCGACTTCCTGGGGGATGAACCCAAGGGCTTTGGCCTTTTCCTGCGCCTCGTTATGCGCTTTTTCGGTGGCGTCTTCAAGGGACATGCCAGCCTTGATGTGAGCGGCGATCTCGTTCTGCAGTGCGTCGAACCACGGCTTGTCGGCAGCGAAGGCCGAAACCTTGGCGTCGATGTCCTTGAGCACGGTCTCTTGCACATGGCCGCCGAGGCCCTTCACCTGCTTGGAAAGCTGGTCGACCATCTGCTCGAGGCGGTGAATGGTCTGGTCGGCGCGCTGCTGGCTTTCCTCGGGCTTCTGGCCGGTCATCTCGGCGATGATGTCCTTGAGGCCATACTGCCCCTCGGTCTTGTCGCGCACGATGCGGTCGAGGCCACCATACAGATCCTCGTTCAGGTCGCGATCGAATGCGACATAGCGCTCAAGCGCGGCCGGCAGCGTGGTCCCGTACTGCTTGGCCATGTCGTCATATTGTTTGACCGGCTCCCAGCGCTTGCGGTGTTCCTCGATGCCGGTTTCCAGTTCGCGCATGGCGCGGTGCGTCTCGGCGCGAACATGCTCGGGCGCCTCTTTCCATGCGGCCTTTGCCTCGGGAGAAAACCGAGCAGGCGGATCATCGTGGGAGGACTGACCCGCCTTGCTCGGCTCCTTCGGCTCTGCGTTCAGCTTTTCAGCTTCGCCGGCCGGCTTTGCGGCATCGTCCGTAGGCTCTTTGCCCTTGAACTTGCCGGTCTCGTCGCGTTCCTTGGCGGTCTTTTCTTCGCCAGGCTTCGCGGTCTTGAGTGCTGTCTTGTCCTCGGGCTTGGCCTTCTCGTCGGCCTCGGCCTTGTCCATCTTCGCCCGGGCGGCTTCCAGAGCTTCTCGGGTGCTGGGCTTCTTGGGTTCGTCCTTGGCCTTGGGCTCGGCCTTGACCTTCGCCGCTTCCGCCTCTGCCTCATGGTCGACGTTATCGACCTCGATGGGGTTCGGCTCGGCGACGATTGCGGGGTCGATGGTGGCGGCTTCGGCGGGGGCGGCGTTGATGTCGGACATGCTCGGTTCCTGTCTGAGAGGGTGTGGTCGGCGTTATAGGGCTTGGATTTGTCGCAGCATTTGCGCGACCATGAGGTCGGCTGCGGCGTCGGTCTTGTCGGCTTCCGGCTCGGGCGGCAGCATCACGGTGACGCGCTTGTCGTTGCCCATGCCGGCGAAGGTGATGCGATCGGTGTGCGTGTCGGGAACGGGCGCGAAGCCTTTGTTCGCCATCTTGCCGATGAGGGTGTCGCGCAGGGTCATGGCTGCACCATGAAGGCGGCCAGCGCGAACACGCCGGCAAAGAATGCCAGGTAGGCCAGAGCCAGAGCCGCCTTGTAGCTCGGTGGGCTGGATGATGCGTTACCGCCGGCGAACTGCGACCCACAGGCGAGGAACGCAGTGACCAGCGTCAGGGATCGGGTGAGGTGGTTGCCCAGCACCAGCAGCCCAATCAGGAACGCCGCGGCGAACACGGTTGCGGTGATGGCGAAGACGGCGAGTTCAACATTGCGGTTCATCAAATTGGCTCCCGGTAGTTCTTGATCTTATCGAATGCGGTCTCGATGCGCGAGTAACTGCACCCCTCGGTGAATAGTCGCTCCAGATCGACGCGCAGATGGTAGGGGAACACCGTGCCGCGCTCGACCTGCAGCAGATCCACAATAGTGGTGGCGGCGTAGCCTGGGTCGTGGCGTTCGCGAACAAACGCGCGATAGGCCTCGTCTATCTGGGGAATGGTCAGCATCAGATCGGACCCGGCCTGTTCAGGACTTTGGTTTCGTAGGTCTTCTTGGTGACCTCGCCATTGGCAAGCTTGGCCTGCGCCTTGGCCAGCGATTCGCGCACCGCCTTTGGGTCGGGCTTGGGCTTGCGGCGCGGCCCGAGGCGCGCAGGGTCGTTGCCGACTTCGGTATATTTCACGCCCTCGGCGTTTCCGCTTGGCTCATAGGTCTTGCGGATGCCGCGCTTGCTCTCATGGATCGAGCCGTCAACCATGCTGCGCGTCGGGGGCATGTCATCGCGAATGACTGACGGCGCAGCGAGCGGTTGCGTGTGGTTCGCCGGCCAATTGGCGACTTCGTGCCAGTCTCCGCAAGCGCCACACTGTTTGAAGCGCAGCCCGCCCGTCACTGTGACCTTGACCGCCATCAGAAGCCGCGCCCCGTCGCGTTTGACCAGATGCCGCCAGGCGCTACCCCCGGCATATATGCTTGCGCATAATCGCTCCGCGTCGGTTTCGCGTCGAACTTGAACGTCGCATCATCGAACACCGCGATGGCGCGCTTGACGATCTCGCACTGCATATCGAGGTTCAGGATTGCCGCCTCGATGCCCTGCACGCGCTTGTCGATCATGGCGCCGATGATGTCGGGGCCGCCTTTGGTGGCGAACCTGGCGCGCACGTCCTTGGCCTTCTTGAGGTCGGCCTCGGCCCGCTTGCGCTGCGACTGCGCCTCGGCGGTCATGCGCCCGCAGGTGTTCTTGGCCTCTTTGACCAGATCGGTGTAGATCGCGTTCGGGTCGCCAAGCATGGCCTCAACGATCTGCGAGACGAGGTTCATCGTCGCAGTGCCCATCTGGTCGGGCGCGTCCTCGGCATCGCCAGTCTTGTCGTATTTGGCCCGCTTGTCACCGTCGCTCAGAATGCGGTGCGCCAGTGCGACGGACTGAAAGTCTTCGGCCGAACCGCCGGCGTCAGGGTGCGCGGTCTTGGCCTTGCGGCGGTAGGCTGTGCGGATTTCGGCGGCGTCGGCATCCCTGCCAACGCCCAGCGTTTCATATAGGTCCATTGTTTCCCACGACTATGGCTGTGAACTTGCCACAGCAATATACGAGAAACGCGCGCCTGCTGCATTAACTTCCGGCAGGAAGCCTGTCAGGCTCGCCAGGATCAAGTTGAGCGCGTTGATCAGCGAGAGCAGCAGCAGGATTGTGCCGCCGTTTAGCGGGGCAATCGTGGGCAGCGGCGCGCGGCGCTTGCCCTTGATCACGCACCCCACGACGAGCGCGGCATCGGCGCCAACACCCATGGTGTAGCTCTTGACCTTGAAGGTGACGCTCGGCAAGTCCGTCGGCTCGACTTCCGAGATGATGACGGTCGGGTTCTTGGTGAATTTGCGGGTGAAGGTGATAGCCGCCTCGCCATTGGCGTCCAGCACCTGGGTCACCTCTGCGCCGACCGACGTCAGGCGCTCATGGACGTGATCGCCGCGGGCGGCCAGCGGCATGGTGCCTGCTGCCGGCGTCGTGTTCTCAGGAACTGGCGTGGTGTCGGCCAGCGGGGCGACTACTGGGGGTGGCGCCATGAAGGATTGCATGGCCATCAATCCAGATTGGCGTAGGTAGCGGTGGCCGTGGTGCCGGTGGCATTGACACGCAACACCTCATCGGTGAGCCGCGAGAGCCCAACATTGACCGGAACGACGTGCGTGCTGCCATCCGTCATCAACATACTGACGTTGCCGGCGACAGTGCAGTTGATCTCGATCGCCTTGCCGGCCTTGACGATATTTCCGGCTACGTCGGAAGGGGTGAGTGGGCGCGACCCCTTGTAGGCTCTCTCGACAACTGGAAGGCTCATGGTATGCCCCTGACGCTTCGGTGTCCGCGAGGCATACCATAAATCTATGGTGCGCCGCTATTCCTTCCCCTCGGCTTTCTCAGCCTGTTCAGCCGCAGCGGTTTGCGCGGCGTCTTGCATCTGGGCCTGGTGCTGATGCTCGATGGTCAGGATTTCTTTATCGCGTTCGTGTTCGCTGATGCCCAGCATTTCATCAAGCTCAGCCTGCAGGGCTGCACGATCGTCGTCCGACTGCGCACCAATCAAGGCCACCCGGATTTTCGTCATGCTGTCGAGCTGGGCCTTCCACTTGTCGGCCTCGATCTGGGCGGCCTTGGCTGCAGCCTCACCTTCCAGCTTAGCCCGGTCGTATGCGTCCTTGGCCTGCGCAGTCTGCATGGCCAGTTGATTGGCGGCCTTGGCCTGCTCTTGGCGCAGTTCCAGATCCTTGGCGGCGAGTTGCGCCTCGGCCTGCGCCTGCTGCGCGTCCATCTGCTGCTGCTGGGCCGCCAACTGCCCGGCCTGCTGATCAGCCTGCGCCTTGATCTGCTCTGGCGTCGGCCCCTTGGGCTGCGGCTGGGCAGCCAGTTGCTTCATCTGTTCGGTGAATTCCTCAACCACGCCCTCGAACTGGCGCCCTACCCGGAACACGCCATTGACGTAGTTGATGGTCTCGGCGGCCATCGGCGCGAGCTGCGGCGTCTGCTGCACGGCGGGGATGAGTTGCTGAAACAGGCTGGTCATTGCGCCGACATATTCGGTCGCCTGCTTCTTGGCCGCGTTCTCGTCGGGAACGATGGTCGAATCGGTCTCGATGTCGAGGACGAACGGGCGCAGCTTGTTGTCGCGCAGGAACTTCATCACCTGTTCGATGGTGACGGTCTGCTTGAGCTTGGCGATCTGGCCCTGCAACTGCTGGGCCTGCTGCTCGACCTCCTCCATGGCCTTTTTGGCCTCTTCGGGCTGCTGTTGGGCCATGGCCTGGGTTTCAGGCTTGGCCATCTCTTTTTCGACGGCATCCTTGAGCGCCTTGCCCTGCTTCTCCAGCGCGGCAACCTGCTTGGAGATGTCCGCGTCGGTCGGGATCTCCATCTGGCTCATTTCGAGCAGCGTCTCGCTTGAGAACTCCTCGGCCATGATCTCGGCGCTGATGCGGGTCATGTCGCGCGCCAGTCGCACCATTTCCTGCTGCTTGTCGCGGATGCGAGTGCTGCCGGTCTGGGCCTTGAGTTCCTGGGCGCCGAGGGTTTCATTCGGATCGGTCTGGCCGCGCAGAATGTCGCTGATGCCGCTGATCTCGTAGACGTCCTGAATGATCTGCCGGCGCAGTTCGATGAGCTGGGCGATGGTCTTGGTGACCATCTCGATCGGCACCCACACCAGCATATCGTTGGGGTTGCCGTCGCCGAGCATGGCCCAATTGCTGATGGGCACCATGACCACGTTGTTGGACGTGTTTTTCATGGCGGCTTCGATGGCGTCACCGACCTCGCCTAGGCCGGCGGGGTAGAACGCGCGAAGCTGCACGGCCTCAGTCAGCGCCGAGATGCGCGCCGTCAGTTCGTTGATTTCGGAAAGCTGGTCCTGGTACTGCACATAGTCGGGGACCGGGATCAGCGTATTGGGCTGCACCGTGCCATATGCCGGGCGCGGGCATGGAAAGAAGCAATCCAGATCGAGATACACGTCTGCGATCTCAAGGCAGTTTTCGCAGCCCTCGGTGACCCACACGACCTTGCGCTTGGACTTGCTCCAGATTTCCCAGACCTTGGCCTTGACCCGGGTGTCGCCCTGCGGGTTGTCCTCGGTCTTGATGACGGAATAGGCGGCGTTCTTGTATTCGTCGCCCGATTCCTTCTTGAACCGTTTGCGCATCTCGGTCTTGGTCAGATACGAGGCGGCGGCCACACAGTCGACCTCTGCCCAGATGCGGGCCGGATCATGGATGAAGTCGCGGCGGTGCTTGTAATCGACGCATACCGACTGCGTGCGGCGTTTGGCCTTGGCGTCCTTGGTCTCGTAGCGCTGCCAGATCACGCCGCGGCTCAGCCGGGCCAGATCATCGCGGACAATCTTGAGGGTGCCGTCGATATCGGCCGTCTCTTGCCCGACGATGGCGGCGCGCTCCAGCATCTCGGAGGCGGTGCGCACGATCGGGCGCTTGTCCTTGAACCTGGGCGTCACCACCGGCACGGGCGGGCGGGCGTAGATCGACGGGCCAAGCACGCTCATGTTTGCCCAAAACAGCGACATCTCCTTGTCGCGGGTCTTATTGCCTAGACGCTCAAGATTGGCGAATTCCTTGTCGATCTTGTCGCACTTGTCGTTGTAGGTGCGGAATGCCTCTATCCACTCGTCAACGGCTGCGAGCCATGGGCGGGCCGACTTCAAGTTCTTGGGGTCGAATTCCTCGTCGCCGGTCAGGCCGTCTTCTGTGGGTTCGTCAGCCATGTCCCGACCCAAGCTCCATGCAGTATTGGCGCGTGAACATCTTGCGCTTGCCGTCCTTGATTACCGCAGATCGGGGCGCATTGCGATAAGCCTCTCGCCCGTAGAGCCGGATGAACTCGTCAACCGTGACCAGATCGTACTGAAACCAGCGCTTGCGCATCATTGGGAGGCTGCGGAGTTGCGCGCCATCGGGCGTCATGACTTTGGGTGTTTCCAGCATCGAGTGCAGACCCAGTCGTTAGAGCGAAATGTGCCGCGCCAGCGATGGACGCCAATAAGGCACAGCATTCTACCTGGAATGGCAATAATGCACCGGGCGACGATGGTTGGCCAATTGATCATCGCACCCACCCCGGATTTGCCGCGAGGAACGCCGCCTCAAGGTGTTGCAGCGCCAGGTGCTGGTGCTTGGGTGTGTCGCCCAGCGAGAGGATGGCCTGTGCCCGCATGGTGTGCTGCGCGGCGATCTCGGGGGCAACGCGCTGATAGGTGGTGGTGGTCGGCAATGCATCAAGCAGATTGGGAAGCGGTCCCTCAACTGCCTCGATGAAGTAATCTCGCTGCTGGTAGAAATCCATCAAATCCTCCCTTTCGATCCGCCCATCATGCCTGGCGGTGGCGGCAATTGCGTGTGGCCCAGCGGTATCTTGGGCGGTGGTGGCGTCTTGACGGGGCGCATCCATGGCCGCGACATGCAGGCGTACCGGATTTCGTCGCCGGCATGGTCCTCCATGTCCGAATCCAGATCCTCGGGCCTGTCCTCATCGTGCTGGAGCGCCGGCAGAGTTCGAATGGCGTGAATGCAGGTTTCGAAGAAATATAGCATGGCGCGGCCATCTTCGTCACCGTCCAAGCGCCCGCGCAACTGGTCCCAGCCGCCCATAGCGCCGCGGCCAACCACACGCGCATTGTCGGCCCGCCTGAACATGGAGCCGTTCTTGCCGTTGGTGCCGCGCATCATGCGCTCGGCGATCGATGGGCCGCCATCCTGGGAGAAGGCCGCAGGGTCGAGCACCCCATAGGCCAGGTTCTCTTTCTGGTCGCGGATGCGAACGCCTGCACCGACGTTCTCGGCGTTCATCTTCAAGCCGACGTTGGGGACGAACTTGCCCTGCGCATCCATCTTGACGCCATACCACTCGCGATAGCGCACCAGCGCGCCGCGCGGCAGGACGAGGCCCTGCACCGTGCGGAAGTCGTCTTGCACCACCGCATACCAGCCGAACGAGAACGGCTTTGCTGAACCCCAGTCGCCGGCCCGGAAGCGCAACCATTCGTCGGGGATGGCAAACGGCTTGATGACGTGACGATCCTTGCGGAAGTTGTCGAAGAACGCGCCCTCGATGATGTCCCAATCGCCGTGGCGCATGGCCCTGACCAGCGTGTCGGAGCCCAGGCCCATCAGTCGGTACTCATAGCCGGGGTCGCTCTCGGCCATGCTGGGGTTGTCCTCAAGCCGGGCCGGGATGTACTGGCGCAGCATGCCGCCCTCAGATGGTGGCGCTTCATGGACCGCCATTGGCACGGCGCCGTCGATGAACGTGGTCTTGACGAACTGGTGCCCGATGCCGCCTGGGTTGGCGCCGCAGATGATGCGCGGGAACTTGCCTCGGTATTGCTCGGGCACCGTGATGCCGACCATGCGGACGCGGTTGCGCAGGAAGCGATAAATCTTGTCGGTGAAGTGGGTCAGCTCATCGACCAGCAGGACATGGATTTCCGAGCCCTGGTATTTGAAGCGATCTTTCTCGTCCTTGCAGTGGCACAGGTAAATCTTGCTGCCATTCCAGAACCGGATCTCGTCCTCAACGATGGTGACGAACCCGCATTGCACCCAGCCGGCGAGCATCTGGCGGAAGCCTTGCGGCCCCTCAACGTGGTTCTTGACCAGATCGTCACGGATGCGACGGAATAGGTAGACCTGTAGACCTGGGATGGAAGCGCACCAGATTACGGCCGCCACGCGCATCAGGTGCGATTTACCGCCGCCCGCCGCCCCGCCGTATAGGATCTCTGTGGCCGCGCTGTCGAACGCCGATTGCTGCTTTGGGTGCAGGTCGAGGTTCAGGACAGCGTCAACCGCCGTTGCGAGTTGGGCCATTGAGATTGATGATCGGCGTCAGCGTGAGATTGCCGGCCACTTCTGACTTGTCGGCGAGCCCCAGATCGCGGGCGATGATGTTGGCATTGAGCAGCCCGGCCGATGCACCCTCGAACTTCTGGGTGCGGATAATTTCGTCCACCCGCGTTGTGACAGGGGAAAAACCATTGCGGACTGCATACTCTCCCCAGGTGGTGCGGTCGATATCGAGGAAAATGCAGAGACCGGCAATGGTCATGGCGCGCATCTTTGCGACCTCGGTGATTTTGACCTTGCCTTGATATGCGAAGGCTTGGGCTTCCTTGAGCGGATTAGCATCGACCCATTGGAAATACTCGCAACAGGCGTTCCAGAGGTCATCGGGCTTGGGGAATATCGG